GAAGAGAGTAAGCGTATGAACGAGGTCGTTGCATTTCCCAGATTTGTAATCAAACGTGATGGCTCAACGGAGTCATTTAATCAAGAGAAAATAGTCACAGCTGTACAGAAAGCTATGACTGCAGTTAAGATAAGAAGTAAGAATCTACCACAGGAAATAGCAGATGAAGTTGTTCTTCGTATAGAAGATTTAACTCCTCCCATAGATGTAGATGTAGTACATCAATTGGTTGAGAATGTTATTATGGATATGGGTCTACACGATCTAGCACGTGAGTACATTGTATACCGTGCCAACAACAAACCAGATGTATTCCGTAAGAGAGTAAATCTTAAACCATATGAATACCCACAGTTACTAGAATACGTAGATGCTATTCGTCACTCATACTGGGTACACACAGAGTTTAATTATTCATCAGACATTCAAGATATGAAAGTAAACTTATCTGAACATGAAGCATCTGTTGTAGAGAAAGCTATGCTTGCTATCTCACAGATTGAAGTCCAAGTGAAAACATTCTGGGCTAAGATTGGTGATAAGATGCAGAAGCCAGAGATTCAAGCTGTAGGTGTTACATTTGGTGAGTCAGAAGTACGACATGCTGATGCATACTCAAACTTAATTGAACTAATGGGTCTTAACCAACGCTTTGAAGCTCTTACAGAAGTACCAGCTATGAGAAAGCGTATTGACTATCTTGAGCGTGCTATGGTAACTCCTGTAGACAATAAAGACTATTTTCACAACATTGTTCTATTCTCTATGTTTATTGAGAATGTATCATTGTTCTCACAGTTCCTTATCATGATGGCTTTCAACAAACATAAGAACGTACTGAAAGGTATATCTAATGCTGTAGAAGCTACTTCTAAAGAAGAGGACGTTCATGCTAGATTTGGCTTTGATCTTGTTAACATTATTAAAGCAGAGAACCCAGATTGGTTTGACAAGAATACAACTAATACTATTAACTCATTATGTCGCCAAGCATATAAAGCTGAGGCAGACATAGTTGAGTGGATCTACGGTGAAGAGGACTTAGCCTTCCTGCCGAAAGAAACCGTTAAAGAGTTTCTGAAACAACGTTTCAACCAATCGCTAGTTGCCATTGGACAGAAACCATTGTACACTGTAGATCCACAAGCCATTGAAGATACACAATGGTTTATTGAAGAAACACTAAGTACAAAGAACGTAGACTTCTTTGTTAAGCGATCAACTGCTTATTCAAAGAAATCAAAAGCGTTTACATCTGACGATTTATTTTAGGAGATTATGAATGGCATTTGATTGGCTCAATGAACAATCACGCACGTTCCTGAGCAGGGGATATCTATTACCCGGCCAGAGTGCAGAAGATCGTATTCGCATTATAGCAGATACAGCAGAGACTCATTTAAAGTTTGAAGGATTCTCTGATAAGTTTTATGATTATATGAGCCGAGGATTCTATTCGTTAGCTTCACCAGTATGGTCTAACTATGGTACTAACAGAGGTTTACCTGTGTCGTGCTTTGGATCATTTATAGATGATCATATGGAATCTATTCTCGAAGGACATGCTGAGAATGGTATGTTAATGAAGAATGGTGGAGGTACATCGGGTTACTTTGGTGCATTGCGTGGACGTGGTTCACCTATTACTAACAATGGTGAATCATTTGGTGCAGTACACTTCATGGAGATGTATGACAAGCTAGCTTCTGTGGTATCACAAGGTAATGTTCGTCGTGGTTTCTTTTCACCATATCTTCCTATTGAACATCCAGATGCAGAAGAGTTCTTAGATGTTGCTACAGAAGGTCATCCTATTCAGGGTCTTACAACGGGTATAACAGTATCAGATGCATTCTTGAATAAAGTAGTTGACGGAGATACAGATGCTCGTATGTTATGGGCAAAAGTATTACAACGTAGAAGTGAAATTGGCTTTCCATATATTCTATTCTCGGATAATGTAAACAATGGCAAGCCAGATGTCTACAAAGACTTAAAGATGGATATCTATGCATCTAATATGTGTTCAGAGATTGCGTTACCATCTTCACCTTCAGAAACATTTACGTGTGTATTGTCATCTATCAATGTTGCTAAGTGGGATGAGATTGAAGGTACAGATGCAATTGAGACATTAGTTATGTTCCTTGATACAGTTGTAACAGAGTTTGTTGAGAAGACAAAGAATATGCCTTACTTTGCTCGAGCTCATAAGTTTGCTGAACGTCATAGAGCATTGGGTGCAGGTATCTTAGGATGGCACTCATTACTACAATCTAAGATGATATCATTTGAAAGCAAAGAAGCTGCTAAGTTAAACTTACACATAGCTAAGACTTTCAAAGAACGTGCATATGCAGCATCTGAACAGATGGCTATGATGTTTGGTGAGCCAGAACTATTAAAAGGTTATGGTAGACGTAATACAACACTAATGGCTATTGCTCCTACTAAGTCCTCAAGCTTTATCTTGGGTCAAGTTTCTCAATCTATTGAACCTGAGTTCTCTAACTGTTATGTTAAAGATCTTGCTAAGATGAAAGTGACAATCAAGAATCCTTTCTTGTTGAAGTTATTACAAGAGAAGGGTCAAGATAAACCAGAAGTGTGGGATCAGATTCGTAACAATGATGGATCTGTACAAAAGCTAGATGTTCTTACTGATGAAGAGAAAGAAGTATTCAAAACATTTGCTGAGATTAATCCAGAAGCTATTATCAATCAAGCAGCTACACGTCAAACATATATTGACCAAGCTCAGAGTTTGAACCTTATGTTGGATCCAGATACATCTGTAAAAGAGATCAATCAACTATACTTGTTAGCTTGGCAGTTGGGAGTTAAGAGTTTATACTATAGCTTCTCTATGTCAGCAGCTCAATCATTAACTAGAAAAATGGTCATGTCAGATGACTGCGCAGCGTGTGAGGCATAATGGAAGAAGAATACTACGGCGAATGCTTTAACTGTGATGTCGAAACAGAAATTATAGTTCACGAAGAATCTGAACCACCATTGTATTGTCCTATGTGTGGATGTCAGATGACATTCCATGTGACAGAAGACGATTGAAAGCCCTACTAAATACCTTCATATAAATGTGAGGGTATTATTTTATGTGGCTTTATGAAGGCAAAGAGTATACAGAAGCTCTTAGCGAACACCAAGGTTTTGTTTATAGAATAACTGAATTAGACTCAGGTAAGATGTATATTGGCAAGAAGTTTTTCTGGAAGCCAAAGACACTTCCTATCACCAAAAAGCGTAAGAGACGCGTAAAAACACGTGTTGAATCCGACTGGAGAGATTACTATGGTTCGTCTGTAGAGGTAAAATCTTTGGTCGAGGAGAAAGGTGCTACGGCGTTCAAACGAGAGATTCTCAAGATGTGTCACACAAAAGGCGAGTGTAGTTATTATGAAGCTAAGCTACAATTCGAGCTTGACGTTTTGTTGGATCCGATGTATTATAATGAATTCATAGGGTGCAAAATTCACTCTAAACATTTGAGGAAATAATATGATATTAATTGACTATAATGCTATTGCTATTAGTAATGTAGTAGCTGGGGGTATTGACGTAGAAGAGAATATGGTTAGGCATATGATTCTTAACTCTATTCGTATGCACCGTGCTAATCACAAAGAGCAGTATGGTGAAGTTGTTATATGTTGTGATGGTGGTAACAATTGGCGTAAGGAATATTTTCCCCAGTACAAACATAAACGTAAGTCTGCTCGTAAAGAATCTACTATGGATTGGACAGAACTATTTCGTATTACTAATATGGTTCTTGAAGAGATTAAAGTTAACTTCCCTTGGAAAGTGGTTGAGGTTAATGACTGTGAAGCTGATGATATTATTGGTGAGCTAGTAAGAGGAACCCAAGAGTTTGGTCAGCATGAAGATGTAATGATTATATCAGGTGATAAAGACTTTGCTCAATTACAAAAGTTTCCTAATGTAGCTCAATACTCTCCTGTACAAAAGAAGTACATTAAGGAAGAG